AAATGTCCAGTACGTCCGAGAAGGAGAGTATCTGGTTTCTCGGTGGATTGGTAAGTACAAGATTGAGGACCATGCTCGAAAGCATTGGGTATTTGATCGCATGCCAAACAAGCAAGATGCCATCGAGGCTGCTAACCAAGAAGCATTTAACAATGCCCGAGATCTTGCTCGTTTTGTCAATATGCGCCAGCAAGATGTGCGTGACAAGAAATTTCAACGTGAGCGGAAGGAAAAAGCAGCAGCTTTCAAAGCAGCTGAGGAAGCTAGAAGGGCGGCTGATAAGGCAGCCGCCAAGGAAGCTGCTGATAAAAACGCCGCTGAGGTTGCCAAGCTTTTCGATCAGTCTGTTGACACACAAACAAGAATCGATAGCCTGAAAACTAAGCTGAAAGAAGTTTGGCGAACTCGTAACGCTGCGGCATCTCCAGCTCCTTTGGACTCTTCTGATGAGTCATTCCGAACACAATTTGATCATTTCGATACTGGTGGATCGGTATTTGATGCTCCTCGTGCTGGCTTGTGGAATTTCATGCTGGCTCGTGAAGATCTATTTGATATGAAGGGCTTGTCTGATGGTGAAAAACATCATGCATTGTCTGACGTTTTCATGGTGACAGATCGTCGTGACGGTTCCAAGATAGTGGTAAAGACGCAACCGCGGGCCATGCATGGTATGAACAACGAAGCGCTGTTCCAAGAGATAGTTGCTCTTGAAATGGTTCGTTTCTTGGGACATCCTGGAGCTCGGGCGGTTCAGGGATGGGGAGACGGATATGCACATGAAATAGGCGATGCCTTGATTATGGACAACTGGGCAGAGGCTATCGGTGTGCCGGATGCTGCTGTGAAACCATTGGAGAAGTTTGGTAGTATTGGAGTGCTAGTTAAAGAGGGGCCAGATCCTGATGGCCTTGTGCGTCTTGGGTTGTTTGATTACTTCGTTGGAAATGAAAGAGATCGTCATGTAAACAACGTTGTTGGTGTGGAAGACCCCAATGGTGGCGCTAGAGTCGCTCTTCTTGATTTTGGTCTAGCTTTCAATGGATCCCGATATACTCCAAACGATCCTAACAATGATTTTGCTACCTTCATTCAAGAATCAAGGATGGAAGAATGGTACTACAGGACTCACCTCAACACTGTGTATGAGGGCGACCGTAATGCCCTCAGGGCTGCCATAGAAAAAGAATTGCAGTATTTCCTTGATGTTGACATGAGTTCATACCGGGAAAGGTTGGCAGCTATGGGGATGTCTCAGGCGTTGATTGATGAGAAGGTAGGCTTCATGGACACTCGTCTCACCCAGATGAGGGATTCGCAATTCGTAGATGATGTTATCCTGACTCTTGCTGAGGGTTGGTGGTAAAGATGGACTTCTCACTAGTAGCGTGCTATATTAGGGACACTAGTCACCCAACAAGGAGGTTCGAGTGAGGTACTATGCGATTCACGCTGCCGGTTATGGTGGTAGCGACATTCGTTACCCAGTTTTTGAAATTGAGTCAGATGGTCCTGAGGCTGTTCCCTCTGCTGTGTTTCCCATTGCTGGTGTTTCTTCAGCAATCCTAACTTCAGCGATAAATGAACTGAAGCGTGATCCAAAAACTACTGCAGCTCAGTTGGCTTGGTTGACTGGTGGGCAGCATGTTGGATGGTTGGCGGAGAAGGATAGTGATGCAGTTGTTTATGGCACTTCTGGCCCTATTAAGAAGGAAGACCAATTTCCTTGGCAGGAGTTGAACTCCGATGATGTGTGGTCAGAGGTTTATGCAGATAAATCATCGTCCGAGGAGATGTCTATGGAGGAGGCTTTGGAAGCATCCAGAGTAGATGAGTAATTCACATTTGAAGACAGCCCAGATACTTCTAGTATCTGGGCTGTCTTTTGTGGCCGATATTCTCTAGCATGGATCAGTTTGTGGTTGTCCCTTCCCCGCGCGGGGATCGATTTATGGAGTTGTCTAGGTCGAAACAGGGTCGTGTTTTCCGGAAGCAGATTCTCCGTTTCGAGGACTTGCTTTACCCCGGAGTTCACGGAGGCAAGGTCAAGGTTGATGAAGCGTTTGCTGACAAACTGATTGCCAACTTCGCTAATGGTGTGGCTGACATTGTGCAAGTTCCCAAAGTTGGACCTAATAATGAGCACACGGAAGATCCTGATCGTAACGTCGGTGAGGTTATCGCGATTCAGAAAACCGACAAGGGCGTTTACGTTGACATTGATGTCCGTACCGACGACGCAGACAAAATTGGAAAGACTTTGCTTGGCGCGTCAGCCATGCTCCATCTCAATTACACCGATACCCACACAGGGAAAAAGGTTGGACCGACTTTGCTGCACACGGCAATCACAAATAGGCCTTATGTGACAAATCTCGATGGATTTGAAGAACTTATCGCAGCTTCCCAAAATGGGGTCGATATTGATACACAGGTGCTGGTACTCAGTCCGGCAGACAACGAGGAGAATTTTATGACTCGCGAAGAGATGATCGCTGCTCTGAAGGCTGAGCACGGTATTGACGTTGAGGCCATGCAGGCTCAGGTGGATGCCACTGCAGCTCTCAGCAACAAGATTCAAGAGGAGTTGGTTGGCACTGGCCTTCTGACTCTGTCCAATACTGACGAGAAGCTGGATGCCGATACTCTGGTCGGTGCCATTGCTGAAGCCGGTACCAAGATCGTGGAACTGTCCAGCAAGGTCGATACGTTGGTTTCCAAGGCTGCTGAAGTGGATGCCACGAATACGGTCGACGAGTTGATTCGTACTGGGTACATTCTCGGCAAGAACCGAGAGTCTATGGTAGAACTGAAGCTGAGTAACCCGGATCTGTTTACCAAGCTCATTCCTGAGGCTCCTATCGTCAAGCTTTCTCATGAGGTTGGCGTTGAGACGACTGATGAGACCCCCGCTGAAACGGTTGCTGCCGAGATCGCGCGGCTTTCCAGCATCGCCACTGCTCAGACTTCGGCCCCCACCCGGTCTTAAATCTCAGACTCCAAAACCTCCAAAGGAGAACTTGAATGACTATGTACACTGGAAACTTTTCCCCGGCTCCGGGCCTTGCTACCGGTGCTAGCTCTGTTGACCAAGAGCTGCTTTACTCGACCGTTGGGTACACCCAGAAGGGTGTGACTCTCAAGCCGGGTCAGGGAGTGCTCTTGCTGGGCACCTTGATCAAGCAGGATTCCACCACCAAGCAGTACATCAAGGCTACGACCGATCCTGAGGGAGTGCTTCGTCAGACGGTTGATACCGGGACTGACGCAAGTGGTCAGGCTTGGCAGGCGAACATCGTCACCATGGGCATGCTCAGGTACGACTTGATGTCACAAGCTAACTCTGGCGTCACGTTGGCTTCAGTGCTCGGGGCTCAAGTTAACTCTGTCATGGGTTTCTTCAAGTTCTGAGAAATTGGAGTCTGAGGTGAGGGAGGAGATCTCCTCCTCCTGATCCTGAGGATCTTAACAACTCAAAAAGGCCAGCCAAGTGTTCACCTTAGCGGTGGGGCGCAGGCCGGGCATCTTGATAAGGATGTCGCTGCTTTTGAACAGGTCACCTTACTGAGAGGACACAACTAACATGCCCGAAATTTCACTTTTGCAGCCTACCGTTTTGCTGGGGGTTGTCGAGCGGTTCACTACTCCCGAGTCTCTGGAGATGCTTAGTCGTGTCCCGAAGACTCCGCATCCCTTCCCGACTGCTCAGTGGGAGGTCATTCGAGGTTCGCGAGCTATCGCACGACCGAATGTTCCGAACTCTGAGGCACACGTTGTTCCTCGTCTCGGTCGTTCGTCTGAGAGTGCGGCATTCGTCTACCTTCGTGAGAAGAAGGTTTTCGAGCCGACGACTCTTCATTGGCTCCGACAGGCTGCAGAGAATCTCTCTGATCTTGCTAGGACGCGAGCTGAGCAGGCCGTGCTTCGTGAAGTTCAAGATCTGAATACTCGGTTCGACAACTTTGCTGAGTGGATGATTTGGCAGTCTCTTACCGGTAGTCTTGTTTTCGATTATCCGGATGTGCAGGCGACGGTTGATTACAAGTTCCTTCCCAGCCACAAGGCGACGATTACGCATTCGTGGGCAACGGCTACCCCGGCTCAGATTGTTGATGACATTCAGGGCATCAAGCGCCTCATTCAGCGAGATGGTCGAGTGGATGCCAAGGAGGCGTATGCAACTGAGAAGACGATGTCATACATCTTCAACAGCTTTGCAACCACCGGTTCCACGAACTTCGGCGGCGCGGCTCTGCTGAGTGACCGCATGAAGGATCAGTACTACGCTACCGGCATCCTTCCGGGCTTTATGGGCCTGAACTGGAAGCCTCAGGAAGCCGTGTACGACGCGACTGGTGCTTCGTACACCAGTTCTCCGACTGTTCCTGCAGACGAGACTCGCTTCCTCGCTGACGACGCTCTGGTTGTTGGTAACTTCACTGACAACCGTCCCATTGAGCTGATGATTGGTCCTTCCGCTGACGATGAGGCTCCCTCGGGCTTCACCGGGAAGTTTGCCAAGACGTGGAAGGACAAGGATCCGAGTGCACGACAGCATCTGCTGGAGTGGAACTTGCTTCCGATCATTACTCGTCCGGAGCAGTTCGTTTACGTGGGCGACGTCACCCCCGCCACCCCGGTAGGCCCGTGATAGCTCTTCGCAGTGAAGAGAAATTTGTGAACTAGCTTGAGGCCGTGATTCTTCGGAATCCGGCCTCAAGTTTTTTTGTAGCAAGAACATTCGACTCTAGTTTTATGCTTTGATAGAATTCCTCTATAGCGGCGTGGCCGATATTTACTAGAGACTCCGGAGGAATTCGAACATGGCAAAAGCCACAGAACAGGTTGACAATTTTGACGATCTTCTTGCACAAGGAGAGAATCTGTTTGTCGAGCCTGAAGATTCCAGCAACGCTTCCGCTGAGGAAGTTCCATTCGACTCAGAAGAATTGCTTCTTTCAGAAAATAAGTCTGATCCTGACGAAATGATTCTAATTCACTTCGTAAAGGATGGGTTTATTGCCTTTGGGCAGACTTGGTATCGCGGACAGGAGTTGGAGTTTGCTGTTGGGTCTGCAGCTCACGAGAAGACCAAGGATCGGAATGGTAAGTCGTGGGTTGACATGGCTTCAGACGTCAATGGACAGATTCAACGCTGGGGGGATCACTACTTCTCTGTAGGAGTTTTTGTTCCTCGTAAAGGTGAGAGGTTTGATGATGACTTGAGTGTTCAAGATGTCAAGCGTCGTAGAGCTGTTCCCATCACTAGATTCTAAAATGGAGGCTTGAGGGATGACATGTCCAATGATTACTGTTGATGATCTATCTGATTTCACGGGGCGTCCAGCAGAGTCATTTAACAGTGTTTTTGTGATGTACTCTGCCATCCCTCAAGCCATTTTGCTTTTCAAAATGGCTACTTGCATTGAAGATTTTGAGCAGTTGTCTGAAGATAACCAGAATCTGGTTAAATTTGCCATCATGGCAATGGTCGATGACATTGCTTTGAAAGCTCCTTTTCAAGCTGCACTGGCTTCTCCATTTAACTCTGAGTCCATTGGGTCTTACTCTTATTCGAAGAGTGCGGCAGCAGCTATCAAGAACGGCACAGAAACCGGAGTTTTTTGGTTTGACATGGCAGTTCGTAAGCTTTCTGTGTGTGATTCTCTTTCTGTCGGTGGAGGAGGAGTTGGGGGTAATATCCAACGTGGTGGAATAGAGATGTTCGAGTACGACGGTACGTTTACTCCGGGTGAACTTTCTGGAAATTATGCTTTTGTATCTCCGTCTAGTTGATCTGTCTACTATTCATGGTTGTTTGTAAAAGTTGTTCGAGAGGATGCTTAAATGGCACGACGTGTAGCGCTGTCCCCATCAACTCAGACCTGGAATGCCTATACCGTTGGTAACACCAACGAGCAGGAACAGGCCTACAGGCAGGCTGAAGCATGCGCAAAGGTCCTCAGGTTGCATGGCGTTGAGGCCGTTGTTATGACTCGTGGCAAGAACGATCCTTCTGCCGGTTTTGTGTCCAATGCCAAGGAATCCAACGCGACTGGTCCTTACGACGCTCACGTTTGTTTTCACACAGATGCAGGTGGAGCGACCGGGACCACGGCTTTTCATTACCCTACGTCGAGCAACGGAAGACGGTTGGCTCAAGCCATTTACAATGAACTTGCTCCGTTGTCACCGGGAGCAGATCATGGCGTTCGAGCTCGTGGAGATTTGTATGAGTTGAAGTCAACGATTGCTGTCGCAGCTCTAATTGAGGCAGCTCCTCATGATATCCGTTCTTCATCACAATGGATTGTTGACAATTCTGAAGCTATTGGTGCAGCATACGCTAGAGGTATTTTGAACTACCTTGGTCTTCAGTTTGTTCCACTTGCTGCTCCATTGCCTGTGGCAACTCCTGTTGTTTCTACACCTTCAGCCCCAGCTCTGACAGCTCCGCCGTTTCCGCTTGGGGTTGGTAAGTACTTCGGTCCGCGCTATCCGCTCACTAATGTGAATAGCGTGTCCGGTTACTACAGCCATCGTTCAAGCCTGCAGAAGTGGCAGCAGCGGATGAAGGATCGGGGTTGGAACATTGTGGTAGATGGTCGTTATGGTCCGAATACTGCACAAGTTGCTCTAGCTTTTCAGAAAGACAAGAATCTTTACCAAGACGCTCTGATCGGTCCTGAGACGTGGAGAGCTGCTTGGGAATCACCTGTTACTTAAACCATCAACAGCACGACCTTAAAGAAAGGTAACACTCTCATGGATACAGTTATTACTATTGCCACCGTTCCAGCAATCCTTGCGTTGGTAAACGTTGCAAAGAGCTTTGGTCTTCCTGTTCGATGGGCTGCTCTCTTGGCCATCGTGCTTGGCGTTTCGATTGTCATGGGTGAAGGTTTCATGCCCGATGATCTGTGGGCTTTCATGAGCAAGGGTCTTATCCTTGGTCTTAGCGCTGCCGGTGTTTATGACGCTGCCAAGATCGTTGGCGGAAACACTGTGGTTGCTCCTGTCTGTGCTGACGAAGAGCTTATCTGACTATGGATCCAGAATGGCTGCCCCCACTAGGCAATACGATTGGTCTAGTCGGTGTTCTCGCATGGCTGGTGTGGGCAGTCGTTACCGGTCGCCTTCTGTCAGGTTCTGAGGCTCGTCGCAGCGCTGATGTCATGCAAGCGATGATTGATCGACAGTCAAAGATTATCGATAACTTGCTAAAGTTGGGCGGTCTTACTACTGCCCTTACCGAAGCTCTTCCAAAAGATCTTCCACCGGATACAGTGGAGGAGGAGTGACTGTGGCTATCCGTGAACGGTACAAGTCGCAGCGTCGTATCCTCGCGGATCCTCTTTGGGTTGCTCGTATTGCACAGCACATGGATGAGCAAGAGGCTGCTGCTAGGGAATTGATTGCTCGGGCTGAGAGCCAAAAAGTAGACAATCACTTGTCTTCTCGAATTATGGCAGCTTTCCAAAGGAGGAATCCCTGTGTCTAACTCTTTAAGCATAGCCATGACTGTGATTACCTTTTTTGAGGTAGTAGTTCTAGGTGTTGTGGTTTTGTACTATGTTGCTCAGTTCAAGTGGAGAAATTCAGCTGCTGGGCCGTGGATTCTATTCGGGTTGATTCTGTGGCTAACTCAAGCAGCTTTCACTTTCATTGAGCTTGTGTGGCTTCCGTTTGAGGAAGCACTCTGGGGGTTTATTGTGTGGAGGACAGTCTCCTTGGTTTTGGCTGTTCTTTTGTTGCGGTGGATGATCAAAATCAGTAGAAGACCTCTCCATCCCGGAGATCTCAGTAACCTAGACAGGTTTATCAAAGACAGAGATTGAACCGTTGATCTGATTGTTCTCGTGTCCGATATTAAGATCATAGGAGGTGCGATCAGTGGACCATCTGTTTAACTCAGTTGTTCGTGTTGAGAGACTGCAGCTAACCGTTTTGAACGGGGTTGCTCAGATGGCATACGCTCAAGCCACTGATCCTGATCCGACTCGTAACAGCATGCTCAATTATTTGAAGTGTCGCTTGGACTTGAATTTTGTTCGTCCAGGAAAGGACGTTCCTGCTGCTCCTGTGGCTGGCAGAGCTCCGGATCGGATAGGCGTCTTGCTCACCTATCCGAACGCTCCAATTAAGGCTGGGGATCGGTTGGTTACCATTCCAAACGAGTGGAATGAAATTCCTGTTGAGGGAGCGTTCGAGTTGCGGGCCATTCCTGATGAAGTTGTAAGTTTCTCATCTAGGCACCATCTTGAGGCGCAAATCCTCGAAGTTGGTCAAGAATTGTCCAGTGCTAACTGGCCTTCTGAGGACCCTATTGAGGATGTGATTCCATGATTTACATCAGTAGTGATTGGTCTGAGGTCGACAAAGAGCTTGACCGGCTGGCGCAAATGCCTACTGCTAAAACCAAGCAGGTCCTCAATGGAGTACTGAACACTGGATTCGCCTCAACTCAAGCAGTTGTTCACGTTGAGTCTGGAAAGTTGAAGGCCTCTGGAAAGACTCGAACGTCTAGTAATAAGGCTGCACATACTTGGACTGGAGAGATCTCTTACAGTGCGAAACGCAAACATGTTGATTACGCCATTTATGAGAAACGTCGTGGAACTCACTGGGTTGGTCCATCCTCGGTAAAGGGTGATCACGATTTCTTCCGTCCTTTGGAGTCGCTTGATCCTCTGTGGATCGCTGCTGTAAAGGATGGGCTGCGAGGATGACATCGCTATCTCTCGCGATCCGAAACTTGTTGGCTCAAGACACACAGTTGCGGGCTCTTTTGGGTCGTTCCCTCAGCTGGGACACGTGGGTCTTTGACACTAACCCAGTCAACGTCAGAGTTGAGAATACCGGAAAGTGTTTGATCGTTGTATCGGAAGAGGGAACTTGGACTTTTCCCAACCAGCACAACACTATGAGATTTCCTAAAATCAATGTGGACATCTGGGCAGACCCAACACGTAACTCGGATCGGACTATCCAGTTGTTTAACGCTGAAACCAAGATTGAGGAAATCCAAAAACTGGTAGACGCTCACCTTCATCTCGTGGATCCAAGTACCTCAGCAGGGATGCCGTACATCTGGGGAACTGCTGATGAGATAGCTGCTAAGACTGGTGTACTGGTAGTAGGAAGTCAGAGACTGTCAGGACCTGACATTTATCCAATCCAAGACAGTGAAGGATCCTTCATGGGCCGTATTGCCTATGGAGTGAATTTGCCGTAGCAAGTAACCCAACTAGAGACCCAGGAGGTCCAGCATGAAAGTTCTTCTTCGTACCCCAATGAGTAAGTACTCGGGTTATGGAAATGATGGCATTGGACTAGCTCAAGCCTTGATGCGCTGGGGAGCTGACGTTTATCTGCAGGCGACTGCCATTGACGCACCTCTTCCTCAAGATGTGGCTAACTTGTTTACCAAGGAGCTGAAGAGTCCGTTTGACCTGTACATCAACCATATTGATCCGGGTCAACTGTACTGTCCTGCAGAGAATGCTGTTCATGTAGATTTGAAGATTGCATGGACAATGTGGGAATGCTCCAACTATGACAACGCTCCTAAGAAGTCTAGAAAGTCGTTGAAGCAGCGTCTGAAGTACTTTGATGCTTTTGTTGGGTACTCTGACGTAGATCCGGACTGTTTCAGGCCGTATTACAAAGGTCCACTGTTTGTTCAGCAGGGCGGCTTTGATCCCACTAGTTGGCCTGAACTGGAACGTGATTGGGATAGCAAAGAGTTTTACTTCTGCATGCTTGGAGCTCTAGGTGAACGAAAGGATCCGTGGCGAGCTATTGATGCTTTCCGGCAGGCTAAGGCAATTGATCCTGAGTTTGATAGATGGGCTCGACTTTCTCTAAAGACAGTTTCTCCAGGATTGCACCACAAAATTGAAGACTTGTTTCGCCAAACTGATCCGGAAACTGGAGAAGAGTACACGTCGCTTCGTATCTTCTACGACATTTGGCCGACTGAGGTAATTCGTGAGTTTTACAAGGTTCAGCATGTCATGATTACCCCGTCCCGAGGTGAAGGAAAGAACGTTCCGGCTCTGGAGTTTATGAGTACTGGTGGAACTGTCATTGCTACAGACTGGGCTGGACATAAGCAATGGTTGGATCCGGCTTACTCATATCCTCTTGATTACACATTGGAACCTGTTAACTCAGATAACCCGGGCACTTTGAATGCCAGAGCTTCTGTCGAGCAATTGACAGAATTGATGCTGCACACTTTCCATAATCGGTTGGAAGTCAAGGAAAAGGGAAAGTTGGCTGCCCAAGTTATTCCGGCTGCTCATTCGTGGGATGCTGTGGTTGAGAAGCTCTTTTTGAAACTTCGGGATAATGTTCCAACAGGCGGAGAGAGGCTTTGGACCCTAGCTCAGATGGCTCGAAGGAATGGGATTCATGAGGATAGTTGAACTGCGCTGTCCTGTCGGCCCACAGCGCCTGTTGTCCAAGTTGCTGATTTCTGGAGGACGTCCAAAGATTACGGAAGGTAATCTCGTTGAATTGGCGTGCTCTGATTGTAAGAAATCTGTGCGTGGGAGCGGGCGTCAAGTGGTGAGAGTATTGCATAGGTTTGATCTTTCTGGTGAGCTCGTTGAAACTTGTTTGGTGTTTCCAGAAGATTGAGTTGATACCAGAGATGGTAAACATGTTTGGCCGATATGAGTAGTTAGGCAAGATTCAATCATCTACTTGCCTCTCATTTCTCTGAGGAGCAACGAACATGGCCCATCCTACAGTCGAAGGTTTTTCGATCAGCCACGCAGCGATCCTTAACGGCTCTACTGGCATTGAAGAAACGTTCGGAGATATCTACGGTATTCGTTCGGGTTCGCTTGAGCTGGACCAGGACAGTTACGACAACACTGGCGATGACACGATCCTTTCGACGTGGTACTGGGCCAACAAGGTGAATGTCACTGTTCAGGGTGGGTATGTCCCTTTCCAGACGCTTGCCCTGATTTCAGGTTCAAACATCACGTCGTCTGGTACTGGTGTCAATCAGACCTTCGCCCTTCCCTTGTGGGAAGAGAACACCATGAACACCGTGCCTCGTCCGATGCTGGTTCGCGTGCCTTCTAAGGACGCAACTGGGGCGGTGCGCCTTCTGGACTTCATCCTTTACAAGGTGCAGTTCCAGCCGTTCTCCTTCGATGGCCCGTCGTACAAGGAAGGGCTGCTGTTGAACTACAACGGTTCTGCTCTGTTCTCATCGACGGATGAAAAGGGTGGCCCGGTTTTGGACTCCAAGACCGGTGCGGCGACGCGCGCTATTGGTCGTCTGCTGAGTCGACCGCTCTAATCTCAACCTGATTTAGAAAACGTTCAAACAACAGATTCCCTGGAGGAACTTTTATGACGATTGACAATCTGGATCTCGACACGCTTGCTTCTGAAGCAACTCCCGTGACTTTGGTATCAGGATTGGAGATTGAAGTAGATCGTCTTCGGACGAGAGCTTTGATCTCCCTCCTGAAGATCCTTACTCGCGGAGCATCTGCTGTGCTTGGTGATCTGTCTTTCAGTGCAGATACCACAGCAGATGAGTTCACTGGACAGCTTCTCGCAGCGATCCTTTTTGCTGTTCCTGAGGCTGAGAACGAGACTGTAGAGTTCGTCAACCGGATGGTCTCTCCTGCCGGTATCAAGACCGGAAATCAACTCTCTAAGGAAGATCAAGCAGCCAACACTGCACTCGTGGACCGACTGCGCAGTGAGCTTGATGATCCGGAGCTCGATGACTTGCTGACTATCGTCTCAGAGATCGTTCGTGTGGAGTCTCCGCATATTCTGGCACTGGGGAAACGCCTAAGCGTTCTTCTGGAAGTTCAGCAGAAGAGCGCGGAAGCCAAGCAGGGTTCTTCGAAGCGGACCGACTCCTCCAAGAGAAGCTAGGAGAAATAGATCCGGATGGCCTTGTCGGTGGATTTGCCACAGCGTTTGACTTGGTGGCGTCAGAGTACGGATGGTCCGATGAGATCATCTGGAATCTTCCACTGGGCCGCTTCAGGCAGATCACTGCAAGCATCCAACAGCGTCGGTTCATTCAGGTGCGGCAGGAAAACTCCAGATTTTCATGGTTGGCGCGGATTCTGGCTCCATTCATCGCTGCTGGATACATGTTGGGTAAGGATAATCCGGCACTCGACGCTGCAAAAGAAATTGCTTTCGACGACATCGAGGCGGCTTTGTATGGTGCGACGCAATTCGAATCTCGTGTGGATGTTCCGACTGAACAAGAGATGTCCACCGAGCAGGCTGTGGCCCGGGCTGCGGAGAAGAATTCAACAGGATCCTTCGAGAGGTTCATGATAATGACGCACCAGATGGATCAGCGCGGAAAAATGATTTAGGAGAAATGCTATGGCCGATAACACAACCCGTGTCCTTTATCAGGCCATTGCTGACTTTTCTGCACTTACTCGGGCAGCGAGGCAAGCTCGCCGTGAGTTGAAAGCCCTTCGGGATGAAGAGGCACGACTTAACAAGCAGTCTGCTGCCGAATCTGAAAGAGCAGAACAAGCTACCAAGAAGCAGACTAGGGCGATCCGGGAACAAGCTACTGTTATCAAGGGTCACGCTACTGCGGTGTCAAAAGACACTGACACAGTAAAGACCAATACGTCAGCTGTTACAGCTGCCACGTCTGCAGCTAAGGCTCATTCCGATGCTGTAGCTAAGTCTACTGCTAACACTAGAGCGCATGCTTCTGCCACATCTTCTGCGACTTCAGCACAGAGTAGTCATACTACTGTTTTGCAGTCGATGTCTTCCACACTCAAGAAAGCTGCCCAGAATGTTAAGTCCTTGGGCACTAGCACTAGTGGCACTTCTAGCAGCATTAAAAGAGGTACGGCCAGTGGTAATCGCTATATCACTTTTCTAAAACAAATTGCACCTAGTTCAAAACAAGCTAGGTCAGGTATTGCGGGTGTCAACAGGCAACTGGATAAACTTAGTAAATGGCGTCCCAACATCATGCCGCCATTTATCGTTTTGGTTCCAGCTATTGCTGGATTGCTGGCATTGCTAAATCCTTTGGTCGCCGTTCTAGGTACTCTTGGTGGTTTGTTCTTCGGTCTTGCTTCCAGCATCGGAAGAGTTGCTGGAGCAGCTATTGCTATTCTTCCAGCTCTCTTTGGGCTGCTGTCAGTTATCAGCGTGTTCAAGATTGCCTTCAAGGGTGTTGGAGATGCCATTAAGGCAGGCCTTGACCCCACGAAGGTGGAAGAGTACAACAAGGCGCTTGCTAAGTTGTCACCATCGGCTCAGGCTGTTGTGAAGCAGATCGTTGGCATGAGTGATGCTTGGAAGAAGGTCCAGCAGTCAGTACAGGAAGCTTTCTTTGTCGAGTTTGTCAAGGAATTTGAGGGGCTGAAGGGAGTACTTCCTGCTGTCCAGAGCCTACTGACGAACACTGCCAGTGCTATGGGAGAAGTAACTCGACAGTTCTTGTTGATGGTTACTTCTCCTGCTTGGGGTCGTGACCTCGTTCTCCTCGGTGAAGGCAACATTCCGATCATCAAGAACATTGGTGGAGGGTTGATTACCCTCATGGATGCTTTCCGGGATCTCACTGTCATCGCACAGCCGTTCTTCATTGCCCTCACAGAAGGATTCTTGAAGGGCGCAGAGAACATCCGCAACATGGCGGCAGAAGCGAGAAGCACTGGTTCTCTCGGTAAGTGGCTGATGGGTGATGCTGATTCGCGTGGTGTGCTCCAGACCTTGAGTCAGTGGTGGACGATCATCAAGAACATCGGCAAGACCCTTGGAAACTACTCAGGGGCTGCTAAAGAGTTTGGTTTCTGGATGTCGGATGGCCTGCAGAAGGCTACCGAGAGATGGTTGGAGTCTTCACGGAAGGCTCTCCAAACTGATTCTCCATTTAAGATGTGGTTGAATCAAATCAAGCCTCTGCTTACTGAGGTCAAGCAGCTGTTTGGAACATTCTTCTCTTGGTTCCGTGAACAGTCGATGGATTTTAGCAACATCAGGCAGGCTGCTGAGATCTTGGACAAGATTGCGAATGAGCTGGGTCCTGCTGTGGCTAGGCTTTTCGATGGCTTGTCGCAGGCTGAAATCGGTTCGAAGTTTATTGACACTCTTACCCAGTTGGTTAATCTGATCACAAATATAGTGAGCAGTGGAGCTGTCTCAGCGTTCTTCGATTTCTTGAATCAGATGTTGTCCACGTTGAACAAATTCATGGAAATTCCAATTGTTGGCGATATTATTGGCAAAATTGTTACTGCTCTAGGCTTGCTTGGTGCCTTCACCTTTGTTTACAACTTCACTGGACTTGAGAATCTTGTTAGATTCCTTGTTGGCGGTAAGATGCTTACCGCTCCAGTAGTCATCGGTAAAGTCACGACGGCTCTTACTGGACTGTCTGCTACAGCCCCTAAGCTTGCAGCCGCTTTTTCAGGTATTAGTACTGCTGTTGCTGGAGTTGCTGGAGTGCTAACACTTTTTGCTGGCGCTACGGCACTTTTTGGGCATAAAGACACCATCACCTCTGCTGAGACTTTGACGAAGCAGATGATCGAAGCAAAGGGAGCAGCTATTGACTTGGATAAGGCATTCCAATTCCAGTCTGGAAATTTGATCAAAAACACTTTTGATGGTGTTGGGGAATCAATGAGGAGGGCGTTTGATCCAACACCTATGGAGAAGTTTGAGGATTGGATGAACGGGTTGCTTCCATGGGTGACTCCAGTGGCTGACAGGATTAAGGAACAGTTTGCAGAAATAGATAAGGCAATGGCGGAGTTGGCTGCAGGTGGAAGTGGTGACCTTGTAGCTGCTCAGTTTAAGAAAATAGCTGACTCTGCAAAGGAAAATAAAATTCCGCTCGATGATATCATCGCAGCATTTCCAGAATACAAGCGTGAATTGGAGAACGTATCGAATTCAATTAATTTCGATACGAGTAAGCTTTCAGTCCAAGATTGGGTTGACTGGATGGGCGGCAAGGTTCCTGAGGCAGTGCGGCAGGCTGCAGCTGCATCAGGCAGTGCAGACCCCAAGATCAGGGGTCTTGCATCAGGACTGGGTGATGTCGCAGCTAAGGCTCAGCAGGCTTACCTTGATTTGGCGGACGTAGCCAACGCAGCTATGCGGCTGGAAAACGCTGAGATAGGGTTGGAGGCAGCTTACGACGCTGCAACTGAAGCCGCTGAGAAAAATGGCAAAACTGCAATTGCTAATGGTACTGCTCTCGATAAGGACAGTGCAGCTGGACGAAGTAACATTCAAGCGCTACAGGGTATTGTTACTGAGTATCAAAATATGCACGAAAGTCAGGTTGCTGCTAACGATTCACTTGCACAGCAGGTAGCTACTACCATCGAAGCCCGTGCCCATTACATCAAGTCTGCTGAAGCTATGGGTCTGACTTCAGAGGCAGCTGCCATACTTGCAGACAAAGCTGGACTCATTCCAAAAGATGTTTCCGTGAAAGTGACAGCCGAAGGGATTCAAGAACTACTGAATCAACTTCCAACCCTACAAACTGCGATTGATAACGCAGGTGGGACTATCAATATCAACGGTAATCCTATGGGTGCTGAGGATGTTTTGGAAACAGTGTTGGCTAATATTGACAGCGCAACGGGTATGGTTATCGTTGATGGTGATCCTGTTCCGTTCCAAGACGTTTTCGGAATACTTGAGCAACGTGCTGATGCTGGGATGTCAGTCACTATTACAGGCAAAGCAGAATTTGACAAAGCTCAAAAAGAGCTTGAAGACGCAACTAAGGCTAAAACTGTAGAGATTGCCGCGAATGCAGTAACTGAGGGAGCTAACGCTGTTTTGGATGGTGTTGCTAAGACTAGAATTGCCAACATCGAAGCTATACCTGAAGTCAGTGCTGCCGAGGAAAAGTTGAATTCGACTGCTGTTGCTGACCGTACCGCAACCATTAACACTAAAGCTGATCCCGTGGGGTTTGAATCAGATCTTTCAAAGGTTGTAAACACTCCGCGTCAGCCAGCTTTTGTAGATGTAAACGCTAATCAAGTTGGTTTCGAATCAGATCTTTCTAAACTGGTGAATGCTCCGTATGGTCCAGCAATGGTCGGTACAGATGCGAACACCGATGGTGCTAACAATAAGATTTTAGATTTTTCTAAGGGTACTTTTGATCCAGTAGTTGTTGATGTGAATGGTAATCCTGTTCCATTCCAGTATGATATTGACGGATTGGTGAATGCTCCGTATGGACCGGTGAATATTGATGCTCAGGCGAACACTGGTGCAGCAAACACTGACTTGAACAACACGGCTGCTCCTCGCACAGCTCCTATCAATGGGCAGGCAGAAACTGGTGCTGCAAACACTGACTTGAACAACACTGCTTCTCCGCGCACAGCTCCAATTACTGGGCAGGCAGAGACGGGTGCAGCAAACACTGATTTGAACAACACTGCTGCTGCACGAACAGCGACAATCACAGCAGAAGCGTCCAATGCTTCTGCTGTCAGTAGTATTTTGGATGGCATCGCCAACAAGGTTAGAACAGCATATATCACAGTCAAGGAGAAGCTTGGCGGTTCCAGTGGTCTCTTGATGACTAGAACAGCTACTGGAGTGGTTCGATCTTACGCTTCTGGTGGTATTGACGAGCCTCGTCGTGCTGGTTCTCTTGGTTCTCGTTCACCCGGCATCTACCCTTACGCCGGTAAGGGTGGCATCATCATGAACGAAGAAGGTTCCGGGCCTTGGGAAGCAATTGTTTCAGGAAATCCATCTAAGAAGGATCGTTCCCGCCATATCACTGAGAAGGTAGTTGAACGTCTTGGTGGCAATGTAACATGGAAGATGGCTTCGGGAGGCATTTTGGATCTCCTGACGCAGTCAGCTAAAGACAAGAGTAAGTCCAGTACTTCATTCCTTGGTGGTGAAGGGTTGGTTCCTTCCATTGCTCCAGCTTTGAATGTCGGATCTCCCGGACCTGTCTTTGCTAGAACAGTGGAAGAACTTTCCGGAGGCAAGTCTGTGGTCATCGAAAGCTTGCAGGTAAACAATCCAATTCCTGAACGCAGTTCTGAGTCGACAGCTCGGGCTATTCGTCGCGCTGTGTTCATGGCAGGGGTGTGAAATGGGTAATACCACATCTGAGTATTGGTCGATTGATGGTGTGTCTCTGCAGACGTATGCGCAGAACATCACGACGTGGGGTGGAACGAAGCAGGGTGCTCCAGCTTTGCGTGGTAGCGATATAGCGATCCCTCATCGTCCGGGGGCGATTTGGCAGCCGAAGGTTGTTGATTCACAGACGATTGATTTTGAGGGCTGGGTTATCGGAGCTTACGGCGATGGAGTTATAGGAAGTCAGCAACTGTTCCGTGATAACTGGCGAGCTTTGAAGAAACTCATGTTCACTCCCGGACGTCAAGTGGAGATTACTCGACGTTGGTATGAAATGGATGGTAGTACTCCTATCGCTATGACTGCTATTGGCAATGGGCAGTTGTTGGGTGGTTTGGAGCCTAAGATGACTGGCCCTCGCCGGGCTGAATGGCAAGCAGCTATCCACATGGCTGATCCATACTTCTACGGGGCTGAAAAGTCCGTTGTGGTCGCAATGAACGGTACTCCTCAAGTCGTCACCATTGCCGGGGACGACGCTGCTCGCAAGATAGAAGTAACACTTAGCGCAACTATGACCGATGCTGTCTTGTCTGTGACGTCTTCTCGGGTGGATACAGCCATCACCTATTCGTCGGTAGCATCCGGATCTGCTGTGATCTCTGTAGATGCCTATACGGCTACCGAGAATGGCGTTTCCACTTTGTCCAAGATTGGACACAGTGGTGCTGTGCAGTGGCTAGCGCTGCCAGTTACAACGGTGTCAATTGCATTGACAGGTACCGGCACCGGTTCTGCAACGATCAAATATCGTGAGGTGTGGGTGTAGTGGGCGCTCCAAGTTTGATCACTCCATACAACAGTACGTATGGAACATCGACGACGCCGAAAACAGTGACCGTCAATGCTCAAGCGGGCGACATCCTGTTGCTGTTCGTCATGACCAGTGATTGGGATAGTGCGACTAGCGGGACACCGACAAATTCAGGCACAGCATTGACGTGGACGCAGATCGCTATTGCCGGAACAACCACCTATGCACCAGTTGTGGCATGGAAGGCGACGGTAGACACAAACCGGACCGGAATGGTGATTACTGAAACGATCACCGGGACAGATTATTGGGGTTTCAGCGTCGCTGTGTGGCGGGGTTCTGATGGCGTTGGTGCAAGTGCTTTTGCTAGAGGTTGGAATGGTGCTGGAAGTCCAGCCGTAAATAGCGCGACACCTTATGTGAACATTACAACCACTCAAGCCAATTCGGCTATCCAATTCATGTCAACGGACTGGGAAGATGGCACTGGAGCAGCAACATTCAGGACTACTGCCGGGGCAGTTACGTCGATGCTTGAATTCACAGGTGTCGGTTCTAACACTTACATGGCTCGTCACAATGACGTTGGAGCTATAGGGTCTAAGACGGTCGGCATGTCTTCACCGGCAAACCACAAGTGGGCAATGGTTGCTGTTGAAGTCAAGGGTGCCCTTGTGCAAGATATTCAGGTTGCAGTAGAAGCTTCTGTTGAAACGACAACTTCTTTAGAAGTTCGCAGGAACTTGGCTCCATCCGCTACACCAACTGTTTCCTCCGGAAGTGCGTCAGCTTCGAAGTTGAATGATAACTTGTTGACCAGTTCTGAGTGGGTAGGTACTGGAACTGTTGGGCAGTGGGCTCAATTGACGTGGGCGACTCCAGTTGCTTTGTCTAGTGTTGTTTTGTACGACAGAGTTGATGCAAACAATCAGATCCTGACCGGTACGCTGACGTTCTCTGATGGTTCCTCTGTCACTGTTGGAGCACTGCCGAATGCTGGAACTACTGGCTTGGAAATCACTTTCGATGGGCGTGAAGTGACATGGGTGAGACTTACTGTCAACTCTGTGTCAGGTACGACCACGGCGGTAGGGCTGACGGAGTTCCAAGCCTTCCGAGCTGATGGTATGCAGTTCATTTCAGTTGGAGTTGATTCCACTGTCACAATCCAGACAAGTTTCTCAATTCTTTCCGCATTGCAAGAGAGAGGCGAGTTTGAGGTAGCTGTTTTTGATCGTACAGATTTGGCTGATGCTGCGGTTTTGGGAATTCCTGCAGTTCCTATTGCCTATATTCCTAACTTTGCTGACCTGTCTTACCTAGATGAACGAAATAGGGATGGTGGCGGGTCTCTACGGGTTCCGCTAGAAATGGCACGTACTGATTACGCAAATGCTATTCAGTACGGGCGGATTATCCGAGTTGGTATTTCTGGGACTGTAATTGGTTGGTTTGAGATCGAGAAGATTGCGATGACTCAAGTAGCTGATGAGGCTTGGGTTACGGTCTCAGGACAAGGTCCACTGGCATGGTCGTCACGAGCTGTTGTTTTTCCTGATTCTCCCGTTGTGGCTGCAGGTTATACGGCTCCAACAATTTCTTCGGTGTCTTCTACTTTCGTTGCTGGAGGCACTCGGCAGTCACCAAGTTTTGCAGCTGATTCAGGTGATTATCTTGTTGTGATGGCGGTGGCTGCTGCGGATGCAGGAACCCACCTTGGAACTCCTACGAATTCCGGTACCGCTTTGACATGGACCCTTCTGCAAGAGGTTTATGAGTCAGCCCATGGAATGGTGGCAGCTTGGAGTGCTCAAGTCGACACAAATCGTTCGAGCATGACGGTGTCAATGACTTGGGGAGTCACTAACGTTGTGTGGGGTTTCACCACATTTAGGGCTAGAAATTCAGCTGGCATTGGTACATCTGTAAAGAAAACAAGAGATTCTGGTGAACCTAATATCCGCTTGACCACACTGACTCCGTCGTCCGCGATTCTGGTTGGTCATGAAGATTGGCATGGCAAGCGAAGTAAGCAGTCGTGGCGCGATGTCAACGGAGCACAACCGCAAGTTGTCAAGTATGAGTGGGTCAGTGCACCTGACACCTTGTCTATAGCACTTTACTCAAATGTAGGCACTGCTGGTGGCAAGACAGTTGGAATGACGTGGCCAGAAGATCAGATGTATTCAATGGTTGCTGTCGAAGTGAAGGGCGTGAAGGACGTTTCTGCCACTGTATCTTTCGGCCCGACTGCGAAGAATCGTCGTTTTGATTTCACGTCTCCTACTGGCGATTGGTACAACGCGGCAGAATGGGTACCGCCAACCATCGTTAGAGATGTGGATCCGATCAACTCCAATCCAGAAGATTGGCCGGATTTTGATTCGTGGACGAAGTGGGTCTGGGATCGATCTCCTGATGGTAGCGGTAATTTTCCAGCAGGAGACATCTATCTCCGTGGCACCTTCTCAACCTCTGCAAGTCAGAGCGTTGAGCTCTACGCCACTGTCGATGACGTTGCAGTGGTTGTGCTTGATGGTGAAGTCATTGCAACCATGGACGCAGAGAACGAGTGGGAGAAGACAACTCGGGCTTCTATGAATCTTAAATCACTGCCTGCTGGAAATCATGTATTGGCTGTGCATGCCAGATCAATTGGCGGGCCTGCTGGCGTTGCCATCATGCTCCGCACGATGGCAGATGATCCAGACGATTCAGGAGATCTGATTATTCGGACGGGTAGCAACGATTCTATGGTTGGTTCCAACGTCTCGTGGAAGGTTTGTGGATATCCTGCGAGGCGTCCAGGTTGGACAGTAGGTCAAATGCTTATGCCATTGTTTGACGAGGCAACCAACAGGACAGTCGATGGATTGAACAGGCTTGCTCCTACTTTTACTTCGACTGTTGATTCCAATGGTATTTCTTGGGCTGAAATTGTGCCTTGGGCATTTCCAATAGGAACTTCTTACCGAGACGTACTGGAGCGAGTTATTCAGACAACTTGTGATGTTTGGGTAGACCAATATCTGAATTTGAATGTAGCTCAAGTCCGTGGTCGAGACGTGTCTGACAGTGTGATGTTTGCTCCAGGATTCAACATCATCCATGCGGAGTCTCAGCCTCCTACAAAGGAATTGGTAAACCATGTGCTGGTTGAGACAAAAGATGGATATCAGCTAACTCACGATCCTGTTGGATCATCTCAGCAATTTGGCCGTAGAGAGATGTTCTTCGCTGCTCCTATTGACGGTACCTTGGATATGATTGTCAACCGCGTGTGGGCTGTTCAAGCTTGGCCTAACCAACATCCGACTATCGAGATCGAGGCGGTACAAGGCGCGATTCCTTGGCGTGACTTTGTGGTTGGTGACTGGGTGCTGGCTCCGTCCGACAGTGATCCAGTGTCTCTAGTGCGTCGACGGGTTGTTTCTATTGGGGTAGCACAAGATTCTGATACCGGTGTTCCTCGGTATGAACTTGAAATCGATTCAATTCGTGATGTGAGTGAAATTGAGATGGCTCGAAGGATGGAGCGAGCTACCAGTGGTCTGCTATCGTATTTTGAATACACTCCGAATCCGACTTCACCTGAGGATGTTGAGGTTGGTAATCGACGGAAGCGCCACAGGTCTCGTGGTCATCGGCGTTGTGGTATCTGCCATAAGTTGATGCCACACAAGAATTCACACGATGGTCTGCACGCTGAAGATGAGGAACTATGGGGTGATGACGGAGTTAGAGGTTTGTGGTGGGACGTTGGAACCAGGCCAAGCGACCCAGAAAAGAATTTGTGGAGTGAAATTAACATGCTTTGGGCTCAGAAGGTCGACAAGTAGATTAGGATGAATCATCATGGCTAAAGAAGTTCAGTCCAGGTTGTGGAAGTCTTCGATGCTGACTGAAAGTCGACCGTTTCAGCGATTGGTGCAAGTGGCTTGTGCTGAACAGCAAGTCGAATACACGCCAGAACTTTTGCGATTTGTGGCATCGTCTAGGAAGCTTGTCGATGAGATCACAATCGAGCAGAATGGATTCATTGATGATGTGATCAATGA